TCGCCTTCGGGCAGCTTGATGAAGGTGTCCATCTTGCCGGCGATCCGCAGGCCGCCGGTGGCCGTGCGCTCCACGCGCAGGGCGGCGAGCTCGATGATCTGGTCGTTGTCGAAGTCGAGGCCGCTGGTCTCGGTATCAAACACGACGAGGGCCTTGTAGCGGTCGAACAGGGTGGAGAGGTTACTCATGTCGGGCCTCCTTCTCGCGGGTAGCTCTCAGGGTGCCGAGCATAAACGAGAGGGCCGTGGTCAGTTGATCCTCGGTGGCGAAGGTGCCGCCGAACTGCTCGGCCAGCGCCGCGATGATCTCGCCGGCGTGCTCCGGCGTGACGTCGTCGGTGGCTTCGTCGTCCTCAACGGAGATCAGGAGATCGGAGTCCAGATAACAAGCGGGGCGCAGGCCGATGCCGCCGTAGCAGGCGCTGTTCCCGTACAGAGTGCCATCGGCGTAGACGAGGCGGGCGAGTGACTCGTAGCCGTTAGACTTCGTGCTGAAGGCGGTGGACAGCCACCACCAGTCGTCTGCATTTGGGATGACGTCGCGGTTGCGCCGGTACTGGTCGACCGTCAGCAGGAAGATGGTGACGGTGCAGGTGCCGTAGTCCTTCAGGCCGTCGTCGGTGGTCAGGTCGAGCTCCGTGGTCAGGAAGGCGTTGGGGCCGTTCACGTCCTCGAGCAGATTGTCGAGGTAGGCGCCGTTGAGGTATTCCTTGCTGCTGGCGACGGCGAAGTTGTTGCAGTTGCCCTCGTCAAAGGCTCGGGTCTCGATGATGTCCTTGCTCAGGCATAGGGCGCGGCCGTCGTCGTTCTCCAGCAGGATCCAGCTCTGGCCGGCATAGTCGAAGGCCGTGCCGCGGGCGGCGTTCTTGAGTGCGATCTTTTTCATGGGGTTGCTCCTTTCGTTCTCTGCGGCCGAGCCTTCTGGCTGGCCTGAATGTTTGGCAGGGTCTCGCCGGCGCGGAGCCGGCTCTCACAGTGCGGGCAGATGTAGCCGGTGCGGGGGATCTTCTGGTAGATGCTGACGTTCCAGTCGAGCCCGCAGCCGACGCACTTGGCTGTCATGCGGTTCCACCTCCTCGCTGCTTCAGGCGGTCGGCGAGACAGGTGTAGAAGTCGCGGCTCGTGACGCTCAGCCCGGCGGCTATGTATTCCTTCTCGAGCTCGAAGCGGATCGCCAGATCGCCCACGCTTTTCCCGGGGCCTTTGAACGGCCGTGAGGTTTTGGACTGTCTGGCCTGAAGGTCGGCCCATACCTCGGGCATATCGTTGTAGATATTCCTGAGCTCCTTCAGGTTCTTGGCTGCGCAGCAGGCGCAGCTCACGCGGTCGAGCTTTTCGTATAAGCCCTCCCAGTCATAGCCGGCGGCGTAGCATCCTGCGAGGCACTCGGCCTCGGTGATGCCCCACTCAGCGAGCGGGAATGTTTTGCCCGGCGCCCGCTCCTTTGTGAGTCGATCCGGCTCGTCGGCTGCGATGCCTATGAGGACGATGTTGCCCTTGTTGTGCTGGTCGAGTGCCTTGGTCTTTTCGGTTGTTCCCCATCTGATACCTCGAGCTCCGCACCACGAGTAGCCGCAGTGCGTGCCGCCCGTTTTTTCTCTGACGGGCTTCTCGAACATGAGGTAGTCGAAGCTCTTGGCGGGGTGGAGCACGGTGAACTCGATGCCGTTCTCCTCGCATAGGGCCCGTAGCCGATCCATGTGTCGGTACATTTGCGGAAACTCCCAGCCGGTATCAAAGAATACGCACTCGTCTGGCGGCGTGCCTCTGCGGATCAGCTCGAGCAGCAGGAAAGTTGAGTCCTTGCCGCCAGACAGCGAGAGCGTCGTTTTCATGTGGTTGCCTCCTCTCTGATGATGTGCACGACGGTGACGAGGTCGTCGATCTCGTGCTTGGTGGTGTATGCGTCCTGCTCGTCAAGCCCGCAGCCGACGCACTTGGCTGTCATGGGCCTCCACCTCCTTCCGCAGCCAGAGCCTCGAAAACATAGCGCCGGATGCGGTTGCGGTACTTCTTCCGGGTTCTGGCTTTCTTTGCGTGAGCTGCGAGGTGCAGCCACTTCGGCGGCACTCCGATGGCCTTGGCCGATACCTTCCAGAGCTTTTTGAGGACAGAGAGCACGGCGTTGATGACCGGTTTCAGGGCCTCGGCCAGCTTGGCGGCGATTTCCCGCAGAGCGTCGGCCAGCTTCTCGAAGGCTTCGCGGGCCTGCTGCATCTTCTCACGATCGGCGAGCGTCATGCTGCCGTCGTAGACGTAGGGGCTCAGCTCGTTGTCACCTCCGTCGGCCAGACGCTCACAGAACGGGAGGCCGGCAGCTTCGGCAGCCTTGCGGCTCTCCTCGAGGGCGTCCCGGCCTTGCGTGACTTCGCAATAGTCCGCGAGGCGGTTGCGGCCGCCTTCGTAGTGCCAGCGGATCCCGGCGGCGATCTCGTCGATGGTCATGTCCTCGCCGAAGTGGCCGCAGTAGTAGCCGTTGACGATGACGGCGTCCGGGTCGGCCTTCAGGATCCCGATGGCGTCGTTGAGGTCGTCGGTCTCCCACTCGCCGTTCCAGATGTCGCTCCAGATCGTCAGGGCGTTCCACGAGCGGCCGGTGCGATACACGATTGTCCAGCCGATGCCGTCGCGGATCTCCGCGGCGAAGTCTCGGGCGATGTCTCTCAGTGCTGCCATGCTGGCGCCTCCTCTCTGGTGATGTGCACGACGGTGACGAGGTCGTCGATCTCGTGCTTGGTGGTGTATGTGTCCCGCTCGTCGAGCCCGATGTGCCGCAGCAGCGTCTCGGGCCCGTCCAGCAGGAAGGCGGTGACGGCCACGGCGTTCAGCCGGTAGACCGTGACCTCCACGGTGCAGCGGGCGTCGTCCTCGTCCAGCGTGGACGGGAACGAGGCCCGGCAGATTGGGGTCGCCTCGTATCTGAAGGCGGTCGCGCGGTTCTCGCCGGCGATGATGTCCTTCACGAACTCCTCGAAGGCTTTGCGGGGGATCGAGCTGCGGTACTTGTCCAGCGTGACGTCGGCGAGCTGCCGGATGGCTTTGGTGTTCATGCTCGTCACCTCACTTTATCTCGTGGATCAGCGTCCTGAAGTGGAAGCACTGGATGTTGTAGCCGCCGGCGCCGATGGTCTGGATCTTTGCCTTGCCCTCCGTGCCGACGATGATGCCGTTGATGTCGCCCTCGGGGCCTATGTAGAGCGCCGCGGCGTCGGTGATGGTTCCGACCGTGCTCATAATGCGGCCGATCAGGTCGAGCAGCTTGGCCCGCTTTTCTTCTTCCATCGTCTTTTCGAGCCATGCCTCGCGCTCGTCCTCGTTGTGGATCTCCAGCAGCTTGAGCGTGATCTGGTCGCCCGCTTCGCGGAGCTTCTTCTGGATCTGGCGATATTCCAGCCCGCGCTCACTCAGGAAGGCGTCGACGTCGCGGCGCGGCCAGAGGTTTGCGAGGTCGTAGTCGGTCAGCTCGCGGCCCTTGTAGAGCTCGCGGTACTTCTCGAGAGAGGGGAGCGTCTGAAGCGCCTCCAGCCGGGCGGCCCGTTCCTTGGCCTTCAGGCCCTCGCGGTACTCGATGAAGCGGATCCGCTTCTCTCGGTAGTATCCGATCGCGTGCTGTTTCCAGTTTTCGAGGAAGTCCTTCAGGATCTCCGGGGTGTTTGCCTCGATGTAGGCGTCGCGGGTGATCCGGGTGTTGAGCTTATCCTTCCAGTTTGCGAGGGTCTCGCGGGCCTCGGCCAGCTTGGAGGTTGCGCTCTTGATGTCCTCGCGCTTGATGCTGATGTCGAAGCGGTCGGCGCCTTTTTCAATCATTTTGGTGAGCTGGCTGTTGTGCTTCTTGAGTACGGCCTCGCGCTTCGCCACGCGGCCCTCGGCGTCGATGACCTTCTGCTCGAGCTCTTTCTGTGTCATGGTGGTCTCCTTTCGTCTTGGCCCGGCCGGAGCCGGGGATCTTTGTGGTGTCGAGTCCCTGAAAAGCAGAAACACGACCGCCGGATCGCTTCAGAGAGCAGCGCGGAGGGGGTGCGCAGCTCGTCCATTTTCAGCGTCGGGGTCGTGTGATCGTTTTCATGTTGGGCTCTCCTTTCTTCGGCCCGGCGCTGCCGGGTGTTCTTGGCTACTGTGCGGCCGGTGCTCGTTTACCTCTGCGCTTGAAGCTCTCACGCAG